CGGGCATCGATCCGGAGGACGATGGGGCGCGGGAGAAGATCGCGCGCGCCGTCCGGGCGGTCTTGAAGGATCTGCCCGAGCTTCGCGGCGGCGCGGGCACTGGCCAGGCTGCCAGCGCTCGAAGTCCCCGGCGCGACGCCTTTGAGAAGGGCTTTTTAGGGGATTAGCCGGGCGTGAATGCCCGAAATCACACAACAAATGAGGAGGATCCATCCATGGCGCAGAATCTGGTCACCAAGTATTCGGATCTCATCGATGAGCGGTTTTCGGCCCAGTCGCTGACCGAGGCGGCGGTCAACCACGACTACGACTTTGTCGGCGCGCAGACCGTGAAGGTCTTTTCCACCGCCATCGCCCAGATGCGCGACTACCAACGCAGCGGACAGAATCGTTACGGTACTCCCGCCGAGCTGGACAACACCGTTCAGGAGATGGCGATGGCCCGCGACCGCGCGTTCACCTTCACCGTCGACCGGGCCGCGGACGACGAATCCGCCGGCAGCCTGAACGCGGGCGTCGCGCTTCGCCGCCAGCAGGACGAGGTCATCACCCCCGAGATCGACCGCTACCGCCTGAACCGCATGACGGCTTTCGCCGGACACGTGGAACTGGGCGGCTACGCGGGCGACGTCAAGCCCTATGAGCGCATCCTGGCCGCGAACCAGCGACTGGACGAGATGCTGGTGCCCCGCGAGGGCCGCGTGCTGTTCATCAGCCACCAGATGCGCGTAAAGCTCCAGCTGGACCCCAACTTTACGAGCGCCGCCACCATCGACCCGGCCACCCGCATCAGGGGCCAGGTGGGCGAGGCGGACATGACGCCCATCGTGGCCGTGCCGCAAAGCCACCTGCCCTACGGCGTGGAACTGCTGCTGGCCCACCCGAAGGCCACCACCGCGCCGCAGAAGCTGGCCGAGTACAAGCTGCACGACAACCCGCCGGGCATCAATGGCACGCTGTGCGAGGGCCGCGTCTACTACGACGCCTTCGTGCTGATGAGCAAGCGCGACGCAATCTACATGATGCGCACCGCGCTGGCACCGCTTTCTCTTTCCTGCGCCGCGGGCGGGCCGGGGCAGACCCGCGCCACCGTGTCCGGGACCGCCTACGAGGACGGCACCGAGATCGGCGAGCTGGTGTACAAGGCGGCTTCCGGCCAGGCGGCCCCGGCGCTGGGCGACGACCTTTCCGCCTGGAGCCCGCTGACGCTGGTGGACGGCTCCCAGGAGCTGAACGCGACCGCCGGGCACAAGCTGGTGGTGGCCGCGCGGGACGCCTCCGGCAAGGCCGTGGCCGCGTCCGCAAGCGTAACGGTTGTGATCGGCGCATGACGGCCGAGCAGCTGGACCTGATCAAGACCGTGCTGGACGAGGCGGGGGCGCTTCGGACGCTGACCGACGCGCAGCTGNNCGACGCCTCCGGCGCGATTTACCTGGGCGCGCTTAACAAGGCGCGCATGGACGGGATCACGCTGCCCGACGGCACCAGCCTGCCCAATGGCCGCGAATACTGGCTGGGGCTGGCCGCCGTCTACCGGCCCAACCGGGGCGGCGCGATTCCCCGCGCGGGGTGGTGAGCGCGTGGACACCTATGAACGCATCCTGCGGCTGAGGCTGCGCGGCGCTACCGCACGGAGGAAGCGCCTCGATGGGCAGGTCCTCCGGCCTCCGGCGGGGACCCTTGTCGGCGAAGCGGGCGGGTTCTACTACGAAAAACGCGGCGGGGTGTTCTCCGCCGCGTTGCCCGGACAGCTGGCCGACCAGCCGGACGGGCGCTACCTGATGGCGCTCTACCCCGACCAACTGCCCGAGGCGCGGCCGCGCGATGAACTGATGCTGCCCGGCGGGCGATACCGCATCCTGAACATCACGGATCGCGGCGCGTACCAGACCTACCGACTGGAGGAGATCCCATGACCGGACTGAACCTGGACGTTTCGCCGCTTACCCGCGCGCTCTCGCAAGAGGCCGGAAGGCGCAGGAGCGCCGCGCTTGTGGCCGGGCGCGCGCTGGCGGCCCGGATGGAGGCCGCGGCCCGAACAAACCATCCCTGGAATGACCGCACCGGACATGCGAGTAGCGCAATCCGGGGACGGGCCGAGGCGGACGGAGCGCGCCTCAAGATCACGCTGACCGGCGGCGCGCCCTACTCGGCGGCGCTGGAGGCGGGGTATGGCGGCCGTTATGCCGTCCTGGGCCCTACCGTGCGCAGGTTCGCGCCCGATCTATTGCGGGCGCTGGCAGAGGGGGGAGGCGCATGAGCCCACTCGAACGTGCGCGGCAGGCACTGACGAGCGCGGGGTTTGCCGTGTACCGGCCCGGCGAAGCGGTAGGGCCCTGCAAGCAAGGCTATCTGGTGGTATACGACGTGGGGCTGACGCTAAAAACCCGGTCCACCTCGGAGCGGTCGGTGGGGGTAGTCGCCTGTCAGCCGCTGGGGCGGCAGGCGGAGCTGAATCCGATGCTGCGGGAGGTCGCTCGGCAACTGGCCGCGCTGGGCCTGAAGCCCCGCGGCTCCATGGGGCCGGAGGCCATCGACGAGGCGTTCCGCGCGCACACCCAATCGATCGAGTTTACGGCGCTTTGTTCGCTGTAAGGAGGAAGCTATGGCCGATACCCGAATCGCGGGCGGTAACATCGCCAACTGCGAGCGCATCAAGGTGGTCACGAAGGAAGAAACACCCCGAACTTACGTGGTCGAGACCATGACCAGCCTGTCCTTTGCCGCCAGCGTGTCCTCCGGCACGGAGCAGGAGCTGCGCGTCAAGAACACGATCCACGGCACGCTTCGAACGGAGGACATTGTCAGGGGCTACGACATCCAGCTGGACGACCCGGCGCTGAACACCCAGGTTCTGGCGCTGGTGGACGGCGGAGCGCTGTCCGGTACCGCCGGTTCCGTGGGCGAGACCTACACGGCCCCCGCCGCCGGTTCGCCCGTCAGTCGCACCGCCTTCGACCTGTACGCCTACTCTTCCGACCGGGATTTTGACGGCGAGGCCGTAGCCTACCACGAGTGGCTGTTCCCCGGCTGCAAGGGAAAGCCTGTCGAGGCGTCGCTCAAGGATGGCGCGTTTTCGACCCTTGGCTACAAGATCGAATCCCGCCCTGCGCTCGGGCAGTCGCCGCTGACCATGCGGCGCATTGCCCAACTGCCATCGACCGTCGTGTAGCATCAAAAAGTGGAAGCGCCGAGCGTGTTCTCTCCGGCGCTTCCATGAAGGTTTCCAATTGGATGCCGCGTGCGCGGCAAAGGAGGAGTACCGTGACCGACATCATTGAGGCCGCCAAACGCTACGGGGCGCGGGAGTACGCGCTGCCCGGCTGGGGACCGGAGGCCGAATTTCTGTGCAAACTGCGGCGTCCGGGGCTGGTTGCCATGGCCGAAGCCGCCGGGTTCGTGCCCAATCCGCTGCTGAACGCCATCGACGAGCTGTTCTTTCCCGCCGGCAGGCAGGCGAAGCTTCCCCCCGACCAGGAGGCCAAGGCGCTACACGCCATCGCGCGCTACGCGCTGGTGGAGCCTACGCTGGACGAACTGGGCGAGGCGGGCCTTACGCTGACCGACGAACAGTACCTGGCCATCTACGCGTTCGCGCTCAAGGGGGCCGAAGGGCTTGCCCGATTTCGCGCAGCGGTGTGCGGGGAGCTTATCCGCGATGGCGGCGGCGTTTCACCAGACGCCATCGAGGCTGATCGGTCTTGAGGACCCCTACGAGGCCTACTGCCTGGACGAGGCGATTTGCGATTACATGGCGAGAATGCACGGCGGGCAGAAGCTCAGGCCGCCTCGGGCGGCAGGCAACCATGCACTGATCGAAGCGATGGAAGGAGGCGCATCCCATGGTGGACGCCGGACAGGTTGTGGCCAGCCTTGAGCTGGATGCGGGAGGGTTTCTCGGCGGCATGGAGGCCGCCATCCGGGCCGCGCAGGCGCTGAGCGGCCGCGCGCAGGGCGCGTCCATAGGAATCCGGCAGCTTTCGGGCGCGATGGGCGCGCTTTCAGGCGCGGCGCAAGAGGGCGCGGGTGGCGCGGCCGAGGCGCTTCAGGGCTTGCGCTCCGTCGGGCGCGAGGCGGTGACTGGCATGATCGCGGGCGCGGTCTCGAGAAGGAGCGCGCTGGCCGCGGCGTTTCGGTCGCTGGCCAGGGCCGCCGTCCAGGCCGCGCGGGACGAATTGGGCATCGCGTCGCCGTCCAAGGTATTTCTGGAGATCGGCCAGCACGCCGCCAAGGGCTTCCAGATGGGCGTCGATCGCGGCGCGCCGGGCGCGCGGGAATCCATGCGGCGTCTGGTGAGCGCGGGCGCGTTCACGAACACCTCCGCGGCGGATTCAGGCGGCTGGACCGCGGGCGGAAGCGTCGTCAACAACAATCACTACGCCGCGCCCATCAGCGTGACGTTCCCCGGCGCGGTCGTGCGGTCGGACAACGATCTGCGCGAACTGGAGCGCCGGACGCAGCGGCTGGCGCGGGATTTGCAGTACGGACTGGGGGCGAGATAAGTGAGCGATCGGAGTTTCACCTGGCGCGGGATCTCCTCTGGCAGTTATGGCGTGGTGGTGACGAAGCTACCGCCGGTACAGATCCCCGGCAGGCGGGACGAGGCCATCGTGGTGCCCGGCCGCTCCGGCGCGCTGCACCGGCAGGACGGCGCGTGGGACGAGGTGATGCTGAACATCGAGTGCTACCTGCCCTACGAGCAGGGCGGCGCGGTGGCGCAGTTGTCCACGATCGCTGCCTGGCTGCAGGGGATCGACTGGCTGACGCTGTCTGACCGGCCGGGGCTAAGGTTTCGCGCGCGGCTGACCGACCAGGTGGCGCTGACACCCCTGATGGAGGGCTTTGCCGACCGGACTTTTGCGCTGACCTTCTGGGCCGATCCGTTCGCCTACGAGGCCGCGCCCACGGTGGAGGCGCATTCCGCGCCGTTTTCTCTGACCAATCCCGCCACCATCGAGGCGTATCCGCTGATTGAAATGACCGCCACAGGCGACGTCGCGCTGACCATCGGCGACAAAACCTTGAGCATCGCGGGCGTGCCGGGTTCTGCGATCATCGATGTGCCCGGTGGGCTGATCTACAGTGGCGGCATCAATCTGTCCGGCAGCGCCTCCACCGACGACTGGCCGCTGACCATCCCGCTGGGGACCAGCGCCGTATCATGGACGGGCAGCGTGACCCAGGTGACCATCCAGCCCAACTGGGGGTGGCTGTAGTGGCGGTATATGTCTATTCACCGAATGCGGACGACTTTGATTCGCTGGGGCTGTGCGGCCCGCTGACGCCCGCCCGGTGCGAATTCACCGAGCGCCGGAACGGCTTAAGCCAGCTGGTGCTGGACCACCCGATCGACGACTACGCCCGCTGGGCGCAGCTTGTGCCCGGCTGCGTACTCAAAGCCGAGGTACCGGTGCGCACCACGCCGGAGATCGATGGCACGACGCTCGTGACCACGGTGGAGAAGTGGCGCCTCAAGACCACCGCCACCCAGGGGCAGCGCAAGCTGTACTCGAAGCCCTCCGGCGGGCGCGTGATCAAGACGCTGCCGGTGTGGGCGGACAAGGCCAGGACCCAGCGCTTCGAGGTCACCGTGGTGCGCAAGGGCACAAACCGCTATAAGGCCAAGACCC